TTTGCTACATCCTAACAAAAAAATTGAAAAAAGATTGGTAACCTTTTTTCATGTATATTTTAATCATTCATCAATTTTCGACTTCAAAATGTCAGATTTACATACTAAGTTCACGCAATTGCTAGCATATGCTGGCTTTCAGTATAAAAGTTATCAGTACGAGGGTTTGGAGTGGTGTGTCGAAAGAGAAAAACAAAATAATCCAAAGGACATTAATAATCCAAAGGTTAGAGGAGGTTTCATCGCTGATGAGATGGGTCTCGGCAAAACATTGCTCATGATTGCGACGATGTATTGTCATTATTTGCCCTCCACATTAATTGTGGTTCCGCCGATTTTGCTCCAGCAATGGTACGATGAAATATACAAAGCAACCGGACATCGCGCTCTCTGTTTCTATGGGCCAGAAAAAAAAGCAATTGGTTTGTCTCAGCTTTCTAAAGCACCGATTGTTTTAACCACTTACAACTCGCTGCTCGGGTCCGACTGTGTGTTGAAAAAGAAAGCATGGAGTCGCGTGATCTTTGACGAAGCACATCACTTGCGCAATCGCAGAACACGTCGGTTTCGCAGCTGTAAGCAATTGCGTGCTGGAATTCGATGGTTAGTAACCGGTACGCCTATCCAAAATAAAAAACAAGATTTCTATTGTTTGTGCGATGCGCTAGGATTTGTGCCGTCATTTTACGCTGGTGACGGCAACTTTGAGCTCATTGGTCGCGATTATTTGTTGCGCCGCACTAAAGCAATGGTCAATATCGAGTTACCAACGCTTACAAAAAAGGACTGCTTGGTGGAGTGGAGCAATGTAAAGGAGATGATGCTTTCGGAGGAGATCCATGCTTTGTTGCCAGGGCAGTTTGGGGTAAGCAGCGACAAACGCAAACAAATGGCGGAAACCTTGGATAATGGTGGTCCGCTCGTCGCGATTCTGAGAGCGAGACAAAGCTGTATCTTTCCGAAGCTCATGAAAGACCATGTTATCAAATTCTGTACTGACGACTATGTGGAAGCATTGGACCATTGTAGCAAAATTGATGCTGTTGTAAACCTAATTGCTGAGAGAAAAGACAATGGCCGAGGTAAGATTGTGTTTTGTCACTATAAAGAGGAGATTGATATCATAAAGAAGCGGTTATTGGAGGTAGGACTGGAAAAAGTGGTGTGCTATGATGGGCGCAGTTCAAAACTGGCCAAGAGTTTGTTGGCGGAACCGGCGGATGCGCTCATCATCCAAATTCAGACCGGATGTGAGGGTCTCAACTTACAAAAGCACTTCTCGGAAATCTATTTTGTGTCGCCGCACTGGAATCCTTCGATTGAGGACCAAGCCGTTGCTCGCTGTCATCGCATTGGTCAAGAGAAAGAGGTGGATGTGTTCAAGTTCGAAATGAAGGGATTCAAAAGTGTTGATGATTCGGATTCGGACCCTATTACTCTGGAGAAATATGTGAATAAGGTTCAAGAGTTGAAGCGTGAAATCAGTAACCAATTATTGAATTGTTAAAATGTATATGTATTTGTATTTGTTAGTATATGATTTGTTAGTATATGATTTGTTAGTTAACTTTAATTATATTCTTTTTTATTTAAAGGAATATTCATATCTAATATAATATGATGTTTGCTATTTTGTTTGCGTTTATTGCGGTGTATAACATTCGTCATATTATTCGGTTAGATACACTCAAAGATAAAATAGTTGGTAAATTGGATGGTTTTGACCAAAGGTATACCGAGAGGTCTTATCAAATGCCTATATCGAATGTTACTGAAACCAGTGTACAAGAAATAAAGATGTTCATGGATAAGAAAGCTTTGTTAAATATCTTGGAAAAGGAAAATATGTTGGATCAAGATAAATTGCGTATGATTTATGCCGCACATTTTTTCGATGAGTTGAATCCGAATAAGATTCGAGCGGGAAATATAACAAAAGGATTGCGATGGTAGTTTGGGGATATCCCGTAGACCACTTAGACCCTTTCAATTTGATTATTTTGTTTTAGTACGTAATAATAATATTTTTACAAACAAAAAACAAAAAAATAAATAAATTTGTAGACATAATTTATAAATGAAAAAGCCATACGCATTGCTTTTAAAAGTTGTTAGTATTTTGATTATTTTAGTAGTTTTGTATTATGTTTACAAGTATTTGTATAATTTAATGATTGAAATCAGTTTGAACAAAGATGCTGCGTCAAAGAATTATAAGTGGATTACGGAGGGCACATGTGCTTCCAATAATATGACCCCATTACAGCAAAATGAATGCTCGAGATATTTGTTAAAGTCGAATTACAATATCACGGTTGCGAATCATGGTCCTCCGGGTTGTTGGTTGGTTTTAGGCGATGCGTTGGATCAACGAATGCAAGAACAGCCTCAATTTGCTGGCAAGGGATTCGCTTGTTGGTCTCAGAATGCGACGGATGGTATGTCGTGCTCGCCCGATATTCCGTGTGTTTGTAAAAAATAAGTGGATGATACACGTGTGTATCAAATAGTTGTTGTCGAGTGTAAATAAAACGGATTCATAAGTGAAGCCGAGTGAAGCAGAGTGAAGCAGAGTGAAGCGACAGTTTTGATGCGACAGTGTTATACTAACACAATACACTTCAATCCAATACATTTTATTAATTTGGCTTCACATAGAGTAAAATATGAGACAACTGTGCGTAGAGGCGTACGGGAGGATTGCTCCGTAAGAAATGAGTGACAAAATCGATATATGAGTGATATTTTTTACACGGTAAAAATGTGTGAAAAAAGGGTTAATTAATTATAATTGTTATGCGAAATACAAATACAATACAATACAATACAATACAATTATACGATAGATAGGGCTTCCGTCTCAGCTTCGAAGTCGAGGCGTCTGGGCATCAAAAGCTCATCATCTTCTTCCACGTAGAAGGCCGCGGGGATAGGAGTGGTGAACCCGAAGACCATTAGGTTGCCGCTGTTGTGCGTGTTTGGCTTGATAGTCCAGTTGCGATTGTTGACGACAATGTCGATCTTGTCTTGTTGGCGAAGATGCTGAATGATATCATATGCGCGCTCAGAATCGGCCCAAACAGTGACGTCGACGTAGGCTAGAAAGAGGTCTTCATTGTTTAATAAATAGGGCATCATAGTAATCATTCTCACTTGCGCAATACCATGCGTCCACAAGTCTCTAGCAATTTTTTCTGCGGTATAGTCACCGCTCACACCATAGATAATGAAAGTAGTAACAGACATTGTTTTAAAGATTTAGAAAGGAATTTGAAATACCGATGCGGTTTGAGTTTGAATATATTTGGATACTATGGTTGTACATGTGCTTCAATTTTTTATTTCTGAGTGGCAAAAATAAAAAACTAAAATTGCGGACCTACTGTTGATACACTGGTGTAACAACTGACCAACTTCTGATACACGGGTGTAACAACTGTTTAACCGGGCATATCGCGATACACGGGTGTAACAAATGGCGGCCCCACTCATATACAGAAATGAGTGACAAAATCGATATATGAGTCATTATTTTTTTGGCTTAAAATGTGTTGTTTATTTACGACAACAGAAATAAGCCATTTTAAGCTCCTATAATTATCTTACTAGTTGTCGTTTGTAAACTAACAAATAATAATAATTTATTACATCATAATTTTTTTTCGACAACGGGCGCGACAACAATCGACAACATTTTTAAGCTTTTTTTAAGCTCTATAAAAATGTTATTTTTATTATCACGTTATATCGGTTGTAAACTAACAAAATACATTTATGTATCACATCGTATTTTTTTTCGACAACAAATGACAACAGAAATAAGCCATTTTAAGCCAAAAATCGCCGGAGGACTATAGGTGTATATTTCTTTTCCAAAAAGTAATTTGGTTTTTGATTTTGGACATTTTTAAAATGTCCAGAATAGGAATTCTTAAAAAAGTTTTGAAAAACATTGTTTTTTCTGACGTTGTTACCATATTCATCACAATTTATTTTTTTCGGTGAATTAATTTGTTACTGACATTTTTTCGTTGATTTTCGACGGCTTATTTTCGGTTTCCACAAATGGAAACATTTGGAAACATTTTTAAGCCATTTTTAAGCTCCATTAAAAGCGTTATATTTATATTACTGGTTTACTAGGTATAATAAATCAAACACAGAATAATTATGAAACCATAATTGTTTTGGAAACGTTTGGAAACACATTTTAAGCCGAAATCAGCCAAAAAAATCGCCGGAGGACTATATGTGAATATTTCTTTTCCAAAAAGTAATTTGGTTTTTGATTTTGGACATTTTTAAAATGTCCAGAATAGGAATTCTTAAAAAAGTTTTGAAAAACATTGTTTTTTCTGACGTTGTTACCATATTCATCATAATTAATTTTTTTCGGTGAATTAATTTGTTACTGTTATTTTTTGTTGATTTTCGACGGCTTATTTTCGGTTTCCAATTTTAGGAAACATTTGGAAACATTTTTAAGCCGTTTTTAAGCCATTAAAAATAATAATATTTAATGATACTGTTATACGTGTTTGAAAAAATAATTTAAAAATAACAACAATACCATAAATATTTTGGAAACGTTTGGAAACACATTTTAAGCCATTTTAAGCTCCAAATATTTCTTTTCCAAAAAGTAATTTGGTTTTTGATTTTGGACATTTTTAAAATGTCCATAATAGGAATTCTTAAAAAAGTTTTGAAAAACATTGTTTTTTCTGACGTTGTTACCATATTCATCATAATTAATTTTTTTCGGTGAATTAATTTGTTACTGATATTTTTTCGTTATTTTAGGCGGCTTATTTTCTGTTTCCAATATATGGAAACATTTGGAAACGAAATTAAGCCATTTTTAAGCTTCAAATATTATTGTTCAAAATGTCACTACGGAACGTGTAAGAAAAGCAACTACGAATCACATCTTGATAGTCTGAAACACTCAAAGGAAACATTTGGAAACAAAAATCAGCTACTTTTAAGCCAAAATAAGCATCCTTGCGAATATTGTAATAAAAGTTATCATGCTCGTTCTGGCTTATGGAAACACAAAAAGAAATGTATATCCAATATTAGCCTCATTATTACTGAAACAACTAACAAAGATGAATTAAAACAGAAAACAGAAGAATTAATTAATTTTTTAATGAAAGAGAATTCCGAATTTAAGCAACTCATTGTTGACCAAAATAAACAAATGTTTGAATTAGCAAAGAATTCTGGAAATAATAATAATAGTCACAACACTAACAACAGTTTTAATCTTCAGTTCTTTCTTAATGAAACATGTAAAGATGCTTTAAATATTATGGATTTTGTTAGTCAGTTACAAGTTAGTATCAAGGATTTGGAAGAAACTGGGAGGCTTGGATTCGTCGAAGGTATCTCCAAAATCTTTATTAATGGCTTAAATAACTTAGATATTAGCAATCGCCCAGTTCATTGTTCTGATTCTAAAAGGGAAGTACTCTATATCAAAGATAATGATCAATGGAATAAAGAGTCTGAAGATAAAGTTGTACTAACAAATGCTTTAAAGCACGTTGTTAGTAAAAATATGAAACTCATTCCCGAATGGAGAGACCAGCATCCTAAGTGTAACGATTCTGATTCCAAAGAGAATGATCGTTATTTAAAAATAGTTATGGAAGCAATGCCCGGTAGTACCAAAGAAGAATCAACCAACAATTATTGTAAAATCATCAAAAACATTGCGAAGGAAACCACTATACCCAAGTGTAGTAGCACTGTGTCACCAGTGTAACAACTGTAGAGACACTAAATGGCGGCATATTTTGTTACACACGTGTATCAGAATGGATGTCTGTATATTGATACACTGGTGTAACAAATTATGCTCCACAAGAAATGAGTGACAAAATCGATAAATGAGTGATTATTTTTTATGGGATTTTTTTTCAAAAATGAAACAATATTTATCCCAAAATCCCTTGGCGTTTTTCCTATTTCCATTTATTTCCATTTATTTCCATTGTGACGATAAATAAAAATATAGTCTAAAACCAAATACATAAAGAAACATACTAACACCAAAATATATGCGGAATAATTGTGAATATTTTGGCGTTTTTTGGCGTTTTTTTAATTTCCATTATTGGAAATAAGAAAACGCGCCAACTACTGTGTTATGACTCGGCTACCACTACTGTGCCACGTGTGTATCAAATACGCTGGTTGATACATTGCCAACTATTTTTTACACCATGTTTCGTCTGACTATATATTGGTATAAAGAAATGAGTGACAAAATCGATATATGAGTGATTATTTTTTATACCGTGGAACCAGTAAAAAAAGATACTTAATTAATTTAATTATACATTATACATTATACAAATACATTATACATTATAACAGCATATACTATACGATTTTTTTGATTTTTTTATTTAGTTTTCTTCCTCCGACTCGTAATCATCTTCTTCCTCTTCGTCTGAGTCCTCGGGAAGCTCCTCGATTTCCTTGGTAGCTGGGTTCCACAAACCAACCGGTTCCTTGGTTGCTGGGTTGTACAAGATGTTCGCACCAGTCTTTAAGTACTCTACGCCGTCGATTTTGACGCGACTTGCGCTCACCTTTGCTGGAGTAGTTGCCGGACTTGGCTCTTCAGCTGCTACTTGTTCTTGTTCTTCAGCCTTCTCCACCTTCTGAGGCTTCGCAGCTTTCTTCACAGTTTTCTGAGGCTTCTCCGCTTTCTTGGCTTCGAGTGCTGCTTTCTTGGCCTCTTTCTCGGCTTCGAGTGCTGCTTTCTTTTGAGCTTTATCGGCTTCGAGTGCTGCTTTCTTGGCCTCCTTCTCGGCTTCGAGTGCTGCTTTCTTGGCTTCTCGTTCGGCTTCCAGTGCTGCTTTCTTTTCAGCTTTCTCCGCTTCCAGTGCTGCTTTCTTGGCTTCTAGCTTCTCAGCTTTCTCCGCTTCCAGAGCTGCTTTCTTCTCGGCTTTCTCGGCTTCGCTCAGCTTCTTTGATTTGCTGCTCGATTTCTCTTCTTGAACTTGTTCTTGTTCTACTTCTTCCTCTTCTTCCGGTTGAAGTTGGCTGAACAAGTCTGCCGGCTCATCCACAGTTATGTTTAGAGCTGCTTTCTTTGGACGCCCTCTTTCCGATTTCTTACTCTTACTTACCTTTTTCGCTGTTAAGTGCTCCTCCTCAATTTCGATCTCTGCTGGTAATGATAATTTTAACTTTTCTAGGACAAGGAGGTATGGCAAAGGTTTACGCCCTTTCGCGTCGGTGTATTCGTAGAGTCCCGCTGCTAAACGATCTCCTACCGTTCCGCAAGATGGTTTACCGCTCGCTGAACTGTCTGCTTCCGATTGGCACCGAGTGCAGAATGAACCCGATTCCATTTGATTCTTCTCGCATTGAGTGTACAGACCTCGGTTGTAGATTATGCCCTGGCAGCATTCCGAGTTCACGTGAGACGCTGAGAATGGCAGAGGCAATGATGACTTCTTCATCTTCACCTCCTTTACCTTCACCTCCTTCACTTTTGAACTCTTCGGCATCGCCTTTCTTGTCAGCTTTGCCGAATCTAGACCCAGCAATTCCAGTTCTGCTTCCAAGTCCAAACCGTGACGGCTTGTTACACTCTCTATCCCTCTACGCACTGCGCTCTTCACCATATTCTCCAATGTCTTTGCTAGCAATTCCGTTACTTCAATGTTCATTTGCATCATTCTTAATTACTTTCGCTTTAACTTTTAATTCAATTGATTTACGACGACTTCTGTCAATTATATCTGTGTTCTTATATATTTTCTTTATATTCTACCACCTACCCATTTCAATTTTTTTGCGGGGATACCCCGCACGCCCCCATCTAAAAATAAGGTGAACCAAGGTTCCCCTTTAACCCCTCCTACCCTTTACCTTTTTTGTGTGTCACATCTTATTACCTACGAGAGCCCACTCATTTTTCAAAATATTTTTCTTTGTGTGCGTCTACAAAAAAATTGAATTTGTTATATTCTTTGGATTTGTTAGTATATTTTACTCCTACATTTACCGCTTCCAAATAGCAACACATTCACTTTAAACCATGTCTTCTCAATCAAACTCTAACATTAATTTCATTGATGGTCAAACATCAGCAACAAAGCTGCTAGCAACAGTATCGTTCTTTCAAGGTAAGCAAGGACAGTTTTATGTAGTCAAGAAAGCATCCGATGAGAAGGGCTACAAATATACATCACAATTCCCCATTCAGTGGGCGCTCGACCATCTAGAATACACTGGTCCAGAAGAGTGCGATTGTTGCCGAAAGCAAGGCACAATTAACGGCGTCTTCGCATTCTATTGCTGTAATTGTCAGCAAGAGTACGAGTACACGCGCGGCGGAAGTGGCGAAAAATTATATTTTGGTTACGACATCAGTCAAGAGGATTTGTGGAGCGAATTCAATTACTTGAAGGGAATAAAATTTTCAGAGATCGGCGACGAAGAGTTGGGGCAGAACAACAATGAGCCCTGGCATCTCGACGTACAATGGGCACCCTCTGGAAAAAAAATAAAAAGTAGATACAGTCCAATTAGCGCAACGCACAGAACAGATGTAGAAGTCGAAACCGAATTCCAAGATTATGAATCCGAATATCCAGAATATGAACAAGAACCAGAACAGCAAGATCCGCGATTCACTGGCATCGCGCACGCAAATTCTTGGTTCATCAACCAAGACCAACAGCAGCGTGAAGCAGCACTTCAAGAATTCGAAGAAATAGCCAAAGAAGAACAAGAAAACCTAGAAGAGCGAGTCAAACGCGAAAGGATGGAATTGGAAAGACTACAGCAAGCATGCCGTGACGATATGGACGACCGCCTCCTAGATTTCCTTGGCTACTAAGCAAAAAAAAAAATGTAAAAATGTAAAAATATAAAAAACAATTGTATATGATATTTAACTTGTAATTGGTAACTAACTAAATACTTTATCATTTTTTTTCTTTCACATTGATACACGTGTGTAACAAACGGCAACGCGACCTATAGGCGCAAAATATTGTGATACAACTTCATCATGGTTTGTTCGCCGATGAAATGCTCCAGTTGGTTGTCAGTTTTATCATACATGCGCGTGTAATGGCGAATTGCGCTCATAACGATATTGATCAATATATTCGAATAATAAGAATAGCTGTTTATATCTCTGAACATTCTGTATGGCTGGGACATGTACCAATTGATTTTGGTCAAAATGTCACCATCTTCAGCTAAATATCGTCGAATCAATGAGGTTGTTAGTTTCATAAACATGTATAGCTTAAGAATGGATTGTCGAGTTGGTGGCAGTCGGTTTAACTTGTCTCGAATGAATTGTTTAGGATACTTTTGCTTCAAATAGGAGAGACGAATGCTAGGATGTAAATACGATAAAACAACCAGCTGAACATCGGTTGGCAAAATATTGAATTGGTTGCTGATATCGACTCCAGCATTACGTAGACTACGACTCTTACTTTTGTTAGATCTATTACCTTTGTTAGATGCTTTTGGCATTGTTATTTGATATAAGTATTTACATCAAATAATTAGAAATAGTTTTCAATTTTTTATATTAGTTTACCATTTACAATGCTTGTCATCTCACTGTTGAAATCTTTTCCTCTTATTTTGCGAGGCATCATTTGTATGTGTTGAAGCGCGTGGTTTAACTTGTTTACATGTGTCGTGCGTCGTTGAATAAGTTGAGATTTTGCTTCGGTATGAACAATGCGTTCTCCAATTGGCAAACCTCTTACTACTTTGGAAGCCAATTCCACACGTTTTAGTCCACACGCTTTACACATACATCCCTCATCCAAATAATGGTCTACTTGTACATAATCGATACACGCATTTTCACGAGATATTTCATCATAAATACGGAATTGTTCCTTAGTATACCCAGAACGAGTTTCACAACTTTTTTTAGACCATTCGTCATAATATTCTCGTCTCTCTTCTGGAGAATAATAGTAATTAAAATATCTACAATCCATTAATATAGTTAAATAATTAATGGGTATTTTGTAATGGGTTTTAAAAAGCTGGAATAAGTCTTTAATTGGTTTGTTAGTTGTTTCGTAATCTTTGACAATACTAATATGAATTTGAAGAATAGTGGATAATATTTGCCCCCATAAAGTAGAGTCTTTTAAACGCAGTTTAATATACTTGATTCCATTCTCCTCAACTAACAAATATTTTTTATTCCAATCAAACTCTTCGGGTACGCTAATACAATATTTGTCAATAAAGTGGTCACCAATAGCTAAATACGGAAAAATATTATTGAAACGATTAATAACTTTAGTAACGTTATATGTATTCACTTGTTCATCGCGATTGTTGAAGTGATATGAACCAATTTTTTCGAAAAACGCCGAGATCTTGCGTTCAATAGGGCTGCGATAAATATCAATGACGTATACATCTTTCCCCAAATACTTATTAAACTGTATAATTTCATTCACTGTTACACCGTTAACATGCCCCAAAACTTGTAACATTTCTTCATCATGAATATGGATAATATCAAACAAATGGGAACCAAATAGTCGCAATGAACTAACAATAGATGTTGATCCCACCTTGGGGGGTGTATATACAAAAATAACACGCTTATGATGACTGTTATGTAATTTAAGAGACTCATTTGCTCTTGTTAGTAGCTGTAACTTTTGAGGGTCATTTACAAAATCAAAGATCGCTTTATTACTCGTCATATAACTAATAATATATTTATATTGCTCTAAATAAACATATTATCATAGTAAATCATTACAATTCCAATGATTCAGTATTCGGTTCCGGTTTCTTTGAATAAAAATGTTTGTTCATATATTTCTGAATAGTAAAATAATTTAGTTCGGGTATCTCCGCTTCAGAAAGTCCCAACAAACTCTTTAATTTCTCATCCGGGACAATGCGATTTTTCGCACTTTCTCCTTGTTCCAATAAATTATGTTTTTTAATATAACTAACAAGTGTTTTAGTCACCTCCGTTCTAGCAATTTCAGTACCTTCGGGACGCTCCATAAAAACACAAAGCTCTTTAGTTACCTTTGTTGGTTTCGCAAACCCCGATGGGGCACGTTTTGTCTTTGTAATATCGGACTTGCTCTCCTTCTTAATTTTTTTAAGTTCCTTTCGTACATTTTTTTCTACATTTCGTAATTGTTGTTGTAAAGTACTAAGTTGCATTTTAAACAAAGACAAACTGTCGTTTATATTGTTAAATTGATTACTAATAGCAACAAGCGCTTGTTCGGTTTCAGCCATATATAGTAATAAAATAAATAAGTTTAAATCATTTTATATTGAATTAGTATTTGAATTATAATAATTATATGAAAAACAATATAATTATTGTAACAGTTACAAACAAATTTATTCTATATTGGTGTACATTATCTATGCTTCCTTATTTACCACCTTAGGAGGACGTCCGCGTTTCACCTTTTCAGTTTGCTTCTTCTCGACGACATAGGTCCACTCACCATCGCCTCTAGGTCCTTGACCATTTGCTCTAGGTGCTACATCTCTAGGCGCAGCCTTAGATCTAGGTACTGCGTTATCCCTAGGTACTGCGTTATCCCTAGGTACAGCCTTAGCTCGAGGTACTCGAGTGGGTGCTCTCGGCGTCTCAGCATCGTCAACTGGATCCTTAGTAGAAGCATATTGGTAACGAGACGTGCGAACTTCATGTCTAGTCTCACACATTAGCTTACCGCCCTTAATGCCACTAACCTCTCCAGCTTGGATCTCGTGATCACCCGTCTTGGTCTCAGACAAGGTAAACTCTACATACTCGCCTTGAACCAAATACTTGTATTGCTCAGAATCGACCTTAATAGAGCTGTGATGAACAAAAATATCCGAACCCGACTTTGGCCCATCCGTCACAGTGACAAAACCATAACCAGTCTTGTTATTAAACCACTTGACGCGACCAATAAATCTTTCCGCGGGCGTTGAAACAGAGATAGGACTACTCGACATTTCTTAATACAATAATATGGTAATAGTCTTTATATTGTTTACAAAAATAATTATTTATCCGACCACTCGTAATTATCGTGATCATTGCGAAACCCATGTTCATTAAACAACTCCATTAAAATGCCGATTAACATTTGATAATTGGGTTTTTCATCGAATTTTAATTGTCGAACATATTGTAGGATATGTTTTATAAAAGAAGGTAAATCGGGTTGTTGTGTTAGTTGATCCTTCATTCTAATAATCTTATAAACATCAGTTTCACCAAACCATTCTAAACGGCCGACAAGCATATTCAGAATAACATATATACAAGATTCAAGATCATCTCTGCGGCTAGGTTCTATACATTTATGAACATTTATACTAACAAAATTCGAAGAACCGATAATTGTACGAATATGTTTTTCTTGAATGTGTTGACTGCTATATTCATATCGTTTACAAAACCCAAAATCGATTAAGTAGAGATTGTTAGAATTACTCTCTTGACCAAAGAGAAAATTGTCGGGTTTAATATCACGATGTAATAAAGAACATTCATGTAGCACCTTGATTCTTGTAATAATTTGGATACCTAGCCGTAAAACAGTGCGTAAACAAAACACCTTGTAATGTTTTATATATTTGTTCAAAGAACTACCTAACAAATCCATTACCAAATAGGGCAATCCGTTATGAAATCCGTACCATTTTACATGTGGCACACCATCGCACTTGCTTAAATTAAGATAATGATATATTTTTGCTTCATTTTTTAAAGTTTTCACCTCATTATTTGTTAGTTCAATTTTGATAGCAACCAGTTCACCAGTGCGAACATGTTGGCCTTTGAATACTTGGCCAAATTGACCTTGTGAAATTTTTTCAAGTAAATTGTATTTATGTAGTAACATAATAGAATATGAATATTATTTTTATATCCAAAAAATAGATTAGATTTTATTGGGACGGTGCCGGCGTCTTTAAGTTGTTTTGGAATATATTTAACGAAACCGACTTAAAGACGTAGCCATATAATATATAGTATTAACGCGAACAAAATGGTCAAAATCTGTAACAATAATTATGATAATACTGATGGTGAAAAATACCGAGAATATTTTGAAAAGTACCCGTTCCCTCTGAGTTCTTTTCAAAAATGGGCGATTGAATCGATTGTCGAAGGACACCACATTCTGGTGACAGCGCATACCGGGTCCGGTAAGACATTGCCGGCTGAATTTGCGATTGAACATTTCGTAAAAAAGGGTAAAAAGGTGATTTACACGTCACCGATTAAAGCATTGTCTAATCAGAAATTTTATGAATTTACTCAGAAATTTCCGCATATTTCATTCGGTATTTTAACCGGTGATATCAAGACGAATCCCGAAGCCGATGTCCTAATTATGACTACGGAAATATTGATGAATACGCTTTATGCTAAATTAGAAGCAAAACGGGAAAACAAATCGGTGAATAAAAATCTAGTTATGTTTGACATGGATTTTGAAAACGAATTAGAGTGTGTTATTTTCGATGAAGTTCACTATATCAATGACCCGGAACGTGGAAAGGTGTGGGAAGAAACGATCATGGTTTTGCCGCCCCATATTCAGATGGTTATGCTTTCTGCGACACTTGATTCTCCCGAGAAATTCGCAGCATGGTGTGAGACGCGAGGTCAAAAAGAGAAGAATACAACATCTGATAAAATAGTATATCTTGCGACAACATATGAACGTGTGGTTCCTTTAACACATTACTCTTTTATCACATGTACACAAGGTATATTTAAAACGGTTAAAGACAAACAACTAGAAATGGAAATAATGCGAACAACCAATACCTTACACGTGGTTCAAGACGCAAAAGGCAATTTTAATGACACCAATTTTTATAAAGTGAAAAAGATTTTGGATGTATTTGAAGATAAGCACCATTTCGTCAAACGGCAACATGTGCTGAATACGGTCGCTAGACATTTGGTAGACCATCAGATGCTCCCGGCGTTATGTTTTGTCTTGAGTCGTAAAGCATTGGAGCAATGTGCGAAAGAAGTTACAACGGTTTTATTAGAAGATGACTCAAAAGTGCCGTATATTGTGAAACGAGAATGTGAGCAAATTATTCGAAAGTTGCCCAATTTTCAAGAATATTTACAATTGCCGGAATATATTCAATTGGTTTCGCTTTTAGAAAAAGGTATTGCGATTCATCATGCGGGAATGATGCCGATTTTAAGAGAAATGGTCGAACTACTGTTTGCGAAGGGTTACGTAAAATTGCTGTTTGCGACTGAGACATTCGCTGTAGGAATCAATATGCCTACTAAAACGGTGCTCTTCACAGATATTACAAAATTCGATGGGTCAACATCTAGACCATTGTATTCGCATGAATACACACAAATGGCTGGACGAGCGGGTCGTCGAGGTATAGACACGATAGGTCATGTAATACATTTGACAAATTTGTTTCGAACCAATGATAAACAGACGCTTCAAACAGTGACCAAGGGTAAACCACAAGCGTTGACATCGAAGTTTAAGGTGTCTTACACATTCCTTTTGAATTTGATTCAAATCGGAGAAACAGATTACGCAAATTATACAAAACGTAGTTTAATCCAGAGCGATATAGATAAGACGATTCAAGGTATACAAAAGGAAGTAAGTGTTGTGGAAGCAGAAATTAAAAGCCTAGCTAGTAGTAAAGAGCATTGTTTTACACCGATTGATATAGTGGAACAATATATTGTATTACAAGAGAAACGGCCTCAATTTACAAATAAAAAGCGCAAGGAAATAGAAAGGGAAATAACAAAGATTGTAGACCAATACAAAATGGTGGAAAAAGACGTATTACAAGTGACAAAGTATAACAATAAAAGGGCGGAACTGGAAAAACTGAATGAAGAAATTACAGTAATTCAAAGCATATTAGATAGTGATGTTCAGAAAATATTATATCTGCTTTTAACCAATCATTTTATTACAGAAGACCGGCAACTAACAATGAAAGGCCAAATAGCAACACATTTAAGAGAAGTCCATAATCTGGTGTTTGCGCGTTTAATTGAAGAAAACAAATTCAAGCGTTTTACAGCAAAAGAATTGATTGGTATTTTCAGTTGTTTCACCAATATAAGTGTCCCGGACGAAAAACGCGTGATAACACCTTCTACGGAAAATCAAGCGGTAAAAGATTGTATTGTAGAAATAACCGATTTGTACCGGTTGTATCAAGATTTGGAATTAGAGAATCAACTGAATACGGGAATCGATTATTCCATACATTTTGATTTAGTCGACCCCGCTATCCAGTGGTCTGAATGCGAGACGGATATACAATGTAAGCAACTTTTACAGACCATTTCTTTAGAAAAAGACATCTTTTTGGGCGAATTTATCAAAGCCATTCTCAAAATCAATAATATTGCGAACGAAATGATGTCTGTTGCGGAACAAATGGGTGACATGGAATTCCTCTCGACGCTCAAGCAGATACCAATTTTGACGCTGAAATATGTGGCAACAAATCAGTCACTTTATGTATAATTATTTCGTCCAATCATTATAATCAATGATCGCCCTGGCACCCAATTACCGGAAAATTCATCGTCACAATTATTATTTCTGCGTCCTTACTGTTTATCGTGCCAATTATTTTTGTATTTTTCGAAGCCGTTTTTCAGTAACAAATATTTTTCAGAAAGTAAATAGGAAAATCGTTTTTGGACATTTTTAAAATGTCCAATTTGGAAAAATCCAAAAAAGTCTTGAAAAATACGGTTTTTTTTCGGTTTCTAACCTTAATGGTCTGGGTCACCAAAAAAATAACGAAAAATGTGTTACGATACTTTTTCGGTTTTTTTACCGAAAATATTTAGGAACTTTTTCTGTCAACATTTTAATGTTGACAAATGTTGACAATTTGGAACCAAAAAGTTCCGACAAATTCTACTGTGAAAATTGTGACTATAAAACGTCACGTAAGAGTCAATACGACCGTCATGTTTTGACACTGAAACACAAAAATGTTGCGAAAATGCTCACAAATGTTGCGCCGAACTATAAAAGTTCCGTACCATATATGTGCTTATGTGGAAAATCATTCGCGTATAGACAAAGTTTGTCTGTCCATAAAAAAAAGTGCGGGCAAAAAAAGGAGGATGAATTAGAGCCTCCAATTTTAACAAAAGAGTTGGTGATACAATTGCTACAACAAAATAATAATTTACAACACATGCTACAAGCGCAAACTGAAAAGATGTACGAATTAGCAAAAGAGGGTAAAAACATTACACATACAACAAATAATAATCAATTCAATTTGAATGTATTTTTGAATGAAAAGTGTAAAGACGCGATTAATTTGATGGATTTTGTAGAATCACTACAAGTGAAAATGAAAGACTTGGAAAATACTGCGAAGATGGGTTATGCTGAGGGAATTTCGAATATATTTATTAATGGATTAAATAATTTAGAAGTACATAAGCGCCCAATACATTGTTCAGATTTTAAGAGGGAAATATTGTATATCAAGGATCAAGATTTATGGGAAAAGGATGATGAAGATAAGAGTAAACTAACAAAAGCAATTAAAATTATTGGCAGTAAAAATATGGGTCAAATAGGTCAATGGCAAAAAGAGTATCCGGAATATAATGACCCTAGTTCAAAACAAAGTGACAGATATATGAAAATGATTTGTAACGTAATGAGTGGATCAACAGTAGAAGAGCAGAAGAATAATATTCAAAAGGTGATTCGTAATATATCCAAAGAAGTTGTCATTGATAAATCAAAAGATGGCATCTAAAATAAGGCCAAAATATAATAATACGAACAATCATATTATTATACAAAATATTATTATACAAGTTATATTTTCATTTTCAACTAACAAAATAATAAGTATTTGTTAGGTATCATTCCGAAAAAGAATTGTATAGTTATAACTATTTGGATTAATTTGTTTGCTTCCAAATAATTGGTTCTCCTCAGCCACCACGTAGAGAATGACGATTACAAGTTTTACGATTACAAGTACAACTTTTACGCGTTTTACGTCTATAAGTACAACTTTTACGCGTTCTACGATTTTTGTACGTTCTGCGAACCCTAGACTTCATAATATATACCAATATTTTTATAATTTTGGGATTTACTATCGCATTTACAAAAGGCTTTACACCTTTTCTCATTTAAAACGCCCATTATTTACCCCAATCATTCAAATTACGACATAACGGACATAATGGGTTCTGTTCATTGTTTCCAAACCCTTCTTTCGTAATATTATACCAACAATCATTACAAACTTTATGATTACATTTTAGTATTATCATAATTTTATTTTCCAAACATACACAACAATCTTCTACTTGATTTGTATGTGTATGTTTTCCCATTTGAACATTACAATTCATACACATACCATTATGACAAAATGATACCCATTTCGGTTGTTTTACATTACAATATTTATAATTTCTACATTCAATTGGCACACAACAATTAGAAGGACAATAACCATTATGTTCTCTATGACCACAAACGCATACTTCATTATATTCATTAGTTTCTTCGTTATAACATTCGCACTCACATTGAGTTAAACATTCTCCATTACCATTACACGATGACATTTTAATTTAATTAATTGTAATATTTTATATTATAATTAAATCAATTTTATATAAAATGGGCGTTTTAAATAAGAAAATGTGTAAGGCTTTAAGGCTTATCGTCGCCTTAAAAGGCTTATAAAAGGCTTAAAAGGCTTATCGTCGCCTTAAAAGGCTTATCCCCACATCGTTCTCATTTCCAAGTAAGTCATCGGTCTACCCACACGCGCCTCAAACTCCTTCGCACCAGCTTCCATTGGTGCTATCAACGCATTAACATTATTGGTTTGAATGGCCGTTTGTAACAATTGAACACCCTCTTGTATAGACTTAGGATTTACTTTTGCTTCCAAATCCGCCATAACGGTTTGTAAGGATTCCGACTGTAAGGGTTCCGACTGTAAGGATTCCGACTGTAAGGGTTCCGACTGTAAGGGTTCTGACTTCACATTGTCTTTTGGTTCGTTCTTCTCCATTTCTAAATAATATACTAACAAATGTTTAAGTAGTTTTTTATAATATGTTATGCGTTCA